TTACTTGGAATATTTTCTTGGAATATTTTCAGGTAACGGGATATTAAGTGTTGGTGAAACTTTAACCTTCCTGTCATAGATTAGCACTTGCCCTTCGGTTTTGTGACCAGAGAAAAGTTGCTTATCCCGGCTACTTCCTTCATAGTCTGAAATTCCTTTCGCCTTCAGATCATGAAAGGTGAAGTCGGTTAAAATACCTGAAATTTTTCCAGCACGATTTCTTGCTTCTACCCACATTTCGTTAAAGCCTTTGTACATATATCGGTTGCCGTATTGGTTGCTGATTACATAGGCGGATGTTGGTAACTGTTTTGCTTTTTCGATCGCCGCCTGTAATCGTGGACTCCATGCTTTTATCTGTTTTTTCCCTGTTTTCCCTTGCTGGATAAAGATCCCGTCGTTTCCAATCTGCTCCCATTTCAGCGATAACACATCGGAAATCCTCGCTGCACACAGATAGGCAATTTCCATTGCGATGAAAACAGGAAGAGGTGCAACGCTTAATACTGCCTGGTATTCTTTGTCGGTTACATATCGTTCGCGGTTTTTGGCCTTGAATTTACTTACACCTGCACATGGGTTAGCCTTCACGTACCCTCGCTCATACCCCCAACTGTAAACACGGGACATACTGCTTTTTTCATGGTTGGCTTGCGTTTTACTCTGCTCCCCTCTTTTGTCCATGTATCGACGGATGTGTTCTGGTTTTATGGAATCTGCCGGCACCTTACCGAATACGGCAAGCAACTTTTTTTGATGTTGCAGATAATCTTTTTGTGTTCTTGGGCTCAACTCACTGTAACAGGCGCTGGCGAGGAATTTTTCCCACAAGCGACCAAATGTCATTGCACGATCGCGGTTATTTACAGTTTCCTCATACTTTTTCCATAACGCGGCTAAACCATCTTTGATGGCGGTTAGTGTTACAGATTCTCTGGATGTTGGTTTCCATACATAACTATATTTATTTGGGTATACATTTGGAGGTAATCTTTCGTGTTCAGGGTTTTTCCTTCGTCTTCCCATCAGATCGCACCAAAATTCGGCTCTACCTCGCGTGGTGGTAAAGTTTTATTGCAGGTAAATAGATCCCGGCTGACAATCGGTTTGCCACTGCGATTGGTATAGAACGGAAGCCCATTTTCTATTAACCATTTTCGCTGGTGGCTTGCATATTTGCAGCCCGTTAATATTAGCAATTCATCTTCGGTTAAAAATAAGCTGCTCATAGCCATATCTCATAACCGCCGCTAACTATATGCGGTTAGCGGCGATCAGGGTTGAACATTAAAAATCAGCCTGATCCGGGATCATTTTTTGTATGGTGGCTGTAACGTATTTTGCCTGGTGGAGAGCGTCATCCAGTGCATTATGGCGTACGCCTTCGAATGGAATAGCTGTCTTGGCATCAAAGTCGATGGTTTTTCCCAGTTCGACGATTGTGCGCACGTCGCGATCGTTGCAGTAATGCCACGGGCAGGTGATCCCCTGCCGTTCATATGAACGGCGTAAAATTGTGTTGTCGAAAGTTGCGCCATTGCCCCATACCTGCACGAATTTCTCATCTGAATGTTCGCTGATGAATTCCCGGAACCGTAAAAGGGCATCCTTCAGTTTTACCTGGTCTACCAAGATTGCAGATCTCGCCTCACTGGACTGCGCCAGCCACCATTCAATGGTGGAACCATCCGGAACAGCACCTGTGGTCATTGCGTCAGCTAGGCTGATAACGATATAAAACGTTGGCCCGATTTCCCCTGTCTGCGGATCGAAAAACACAGCACCAATAACCACTATGGGCGCGTTGGTGTTAGTTCCCATCGTCTCGAGGTCGAGCATCAGGTGGTACCACATTCTGCTGGCGGATGTGGCTTTGTGATGATCGTTCGCCTTAATTAAGGTATTTGTCGTCTCGCCAGTTTCACCATCGCTATCGTGATAGTGATCATTGCCAGCGTCCTCCTTGTGATGATGTTCAGAGTCTTCCATTTCTTCCGGATCTTTTTCCTGAGATTCGACCTGATTTTTTTCATTGAATGTTTCCTGGTATGTTGCGTCGCCCATCACCGCGCCACAATCAGGGCAGTTGCCGCCACCGCTCTGACCGCAGGTGGTGCAGATCTTTTCCTGTTCTTGTTGCGCTACTGGTTCAGGCTGTTTCGTTTCTGGCTCGTTTTGTAACGCATTTGGGCTGTTTTGTTCCGCTTTCTGGTCGTTCTGTTCCGTTTCTTGCTGGTTCTGGTTCACAGAATCGCGGGTTTCAATCCCCTTCACCCATTTCGGATCATTCGGGTCGCTAATCCCTGCAACAAATTCACCACGTGATACTGCAAGCAGTTCATCGGCGTCAGGCTGGCTGATATTGGCTGCCTGCATAATTTTGTTTACTTCGTCAGCGGTAACTTTTACCGGCCCTGGTTGTGCGGTCGTGTCAGATGCACCAGTATTTTGTTGTGAACCTGAGTATGTACCGTTTTTGCGGGCGAAATATTCTTCTTTCGTGATTTCAGTAGCCCCGGCAGCCAGTGCCTTATCCAGACCAGAAAGTTTGTTTGCGCGACCGTATTTTTCGCCACCCTTGTCGGTGAAGAGGAAGTAGAACGGCCCCTCACGCTCTACAGATGGTTCGACTTCCACTTTGCATTCGGTTTTTTCGTTGTCCTGAATTGCCGTTTCCACTGCATCAGTTTCTGGTACTGGCGACGAGAGAGTATCAGTTGCGCTCTGATTTCTTCCTTCATCTTCAAACACGCCCTTTGTAGTCAGGTATTCAGTAATGTATTTGTTCAGTGCCACAGGGTCTTTGTGAATGTCGATCGGACGTTCACGGACAAGGCCAAAAATAGTCTGGCGGTCGTAGCGAAGGGCATCAGGCTGTTTGCGCATTGATGCCGAGATACGCTTCCAGTCTTCGCGGTCGTTGTCGATAACTTCATTTTTTGCCCAGCGATGGATGCTGCCGTCAATGTTTCCGGCATCCACATCACCAGGCCAGAGAGCGTAGGCCAGTTCGTCATCCAGTGTTTTCCATGTCTGCTTGTATTCGCGATGAATGGCAGCAATGACCGGGCTGATTTTTCCTGTTGAATTTTCAGTGTGCTGTTGATTGGCTCTGGCGCGGGCGAGATCAACAACAGACGTGTATTTTCCGGTTTCCTTGCGTTCACCTTCGCGACGTTTTTTCCAGATGCGCATCTCTGCCTGAATTTCGGGCCATTTGGCACCAGGCTTACATTTATGCTTAACCCACCCGATGGCATGCAGCTTAAGCTCCGGATACATGGCGTTAACTTCTGGCATTTTCATCAACGCTTCAACGATATGTCCGTCGAATGTTGCCATGTCTTCCTGCAACAGTTCCTGCGCGCTAATCACCATATCAACGGTGATGTTTTCACATGTGTCGAACTTAACCATGACAGCGTTCTGTACTTCAGGGGCCAGCTTGTCAAAAGTGACGTTCATAGGATCTGATTCAGTCTCAACCGGGACAAAGGAAGCAGACTCCTCATCCCAGCGGTTTTCCTGCATAAATTCAGCATCCCAGGAATCGAGGGCAGGGCGGGGTATACCGGGTTTATCCTCGCAAACAAGAAATTTATAAGCGCAGTCCTGAGCAGCCGGATAATGTTCCAGGAATTGCCAGTGAAATTTTGCGCGGGCGCGACGTTCATCACCGGCTTCAATGGCTGTGGCTACAGGTTTAGCGCCTTCTTGTTTTATTGCCTGTTCGTCCGGAATGGCAGCGCAAATAAAGACTTTACTCATTTTGTTTTAACCTCATGACAGATTTAAGGGTGAACAAATCCCTGCCATTGCTGGCATATAAGAATGAAATCGGATGTTTATTACGGAACTGTTTTAAAGACCTGCCGGGATTTCGTTATTATCCTGGTGAATAACTTTATCGACCGGGTAACAGTTACCGGGAATTTTCTGTTCGGTTGCTGCAGTCACACACTCCTGCATTGTCCTGTGAACACTGATTGCAATATCAACTGGCTCTCCGGAAACAAGAAAAACTGTCAGAACAAGTGCAAATGCTGTATTCATTGCCAGCATCCTTTTTGTATCGGACGTAAACGGGCCAGCATTGAAAGAATGCATATTTTATTTAATAACTCCCGTTCGTGTTTTCTCTTGTTAATGGCATCTTCAGTAAATACAGGGTTACTGATAGTGACACCAATTTCAAAACAACCTTCAGACGTATTAACGTTTGGTAATAACGTTTCCATTATCGCGTCCTCAACAATGAATTTTGTGATGCGGTGCCTGGTGCCTCCAGGTGACGTTAACCAGTTAACAATTAACGCCGGATACAGAGAATCCACCCATAACACTGTTTTTGGTTTTAACTGTTCCGCGTGCGCTCAGCCGCATTCACCACATCACAAAATTCACTTTAAAAAGGGCGGCAGAGCAGTCACGGAGTAAAACTGATACCGCCAAACGTCACCAGAAAATTGATAACAGAGGGCGTTGCAGCGGGGTTGTCACTTAAGCGTATGGTCAACCTGACAACCCGGTGTCCTCAACGGGGGAAGGAATAACCCCGCCATACTTACCGCCGCGCCATTTCGCGGATTGCCACAACCGGAAGCGCACGGTCGACGAAAATTTAACGACAGGCTATCTATGAACCAGCTACCTCGCCGTGCGCTTTCGCGTTATGGTCTGACTTTTCAGGGAAATATCCTTTCAGTAAACTGTCAATGCCGGATGCTCACCCGTGTCCGGCGCACGCACTCCACCTCACCCGTGGAGAACTCCTTAATTACTAACCTTAGCTTTGTTGATTAGCTACTAACGCGGGTATGTAATCATTCTGGCAATGCTTAATGCCGCTGCTTTTTCCAGATTGGTGATATCCTGCTCCAGAGCGGACAGATTTTCAGCCTGCTTAGCCCTGGCTTCATTGGCCCATTTCAAATCCTGCGCTGCATTAATTTTCTGGCGCATCCACTCATAAAGTTCATCATCGGTATAGTCTGGCGCGATGATGACGGGTTCTCGTTTCTGCATACTGATTCCTCGCGGTGCTGTTTCGCTTATCAGCCGTTAGATTTTGCCGAACTGGAAAGCGCCTGTTTAAATTCGTTGAAGCCGAGAGCTTCTTCGCCGTCGGCAAGACCTTCGAAGTATTCTTCGTAAGCCTTTTCCATGATTGTGTCGAAATCCATATCACTCACCTGAGTTTCTTTCCAGCCAGCGACGGGCACCATTTTCGGTTTTAAACGTTTTGCTTTTGGTATACGTCATCGCGGTGAATGTGCCGTCCTGGTTGGGAAACACGCCGTACACCAGAGATTCGTTGTTGCCAAGACCGATAGTATCCATGTTGACCTCATTTCCCCTTAACGCCGGGGTAGCGGAACAAAAACCTGCTGCATAGTTATTAAAGTTGAACCCTGCCGTCATGTTCTTACGCCTCGGGCTGGCTACTTAACCCCTGACCACTGCCTGGTAACTCGAAGTATTGCCCTGCGTTCTGCGGGACGGGGTGGGTTGGTATGAAAGGAAGGATACCCATGGGTATTTAAAAAGTAAATACCCATGGGTAATTTTTTTGATGTGTCTTAACTGGTGACTGGTTGTTTGGTGAGTTATGATGCGTTTTGTGCTTTCTTTTTACGGATTTCTTCGTAGATCATATTGTAATACTGTTTTTTCTCTTCAAGAGTTTTTAATAAGTTATCCGCTTCACTTTCTGGCAGTTCGTCTAAGAGATCTAAAAAAATACGTTGTCGTGGCGTTAGAACCCTTGTTTCATAATTGGAGGCTGTGTTCGTTGATGATGAAACGATACCATCCATCCATCCCCGGGGTAACCCAAAGGACTCTTCTATAATCTCCACCATATCATCAGCGATCCGTTTTTTCCTTTTTCCCCTCTGGGTACAACATTCTTGATACATAAGAAGGCTCGCGACCGATCTTTCTGGCCACGTTAACCGCTTTACCATCGCATTTCTCATCACGAATTTTGATGAGTTGTTGTCGTCTAAATTCATATTTGTCCATAGGTAAATAATAGATGCGATTACCGCAAGGTAAACAACCTAGGGGTATTGACTTTTGTTTACCTGTGGGTATTCTTTGCTGTGTTTACTAAGGAGTAGCTATGGAAGAATTAAGAATATTTCTCAATTCTCTTTCGTCAGATGAACAGCGTATGTTTGCATGTGAGTGTGGTACTAGCATCGGTTATCTAAGAAAGGCATTGAGTAAAGGTCAAATCTTAGGGGCATCGTTATGTGTCCTTATTGAGCGAGCCAGTAATGGTGAAGTTACACGTCAGCAACTAAGGCCTTTTGATTGGATGAATATTTGGCCCGAGCTGGAAGATACCAAAACGTTAACACAACCACTTACTAGGAGCTTGATTCATGAAAATCAAGCATGAACACATCCGCATGGCGATGAATGCCTGGGCGCGTCCTGATGGCGAAAAAGTTCCAGCAGCTGGAATAACCCAGGCTTATTTTGAGTTGGGTATGACGTTTCCTGAACTGTATGACGACAGCCATCCGGAAGCCCTGGCTCGCAATACCCAGAAAATTTTCCGCTGGGTAGAGAAAGACACCCCTGATGCAGTTGAAAAAATTCAGGCGTTGTTACCAGCGATCGAAAAGGCAATGCCACCTTTGCTGGTGGCCAGAATGCGCAGCCACAGTTCAGCTTATTTTCGGGAGCTGGTGGAGACGCGGGAGCGATTGGTGAGAGACGCTGATGATTTTGTCGCAGTGGCAATCGCCGGTTTCAATCAGATGAACCGTGGTGGCCCGGCAGGAAATGCTGTGGCAGTACATTGACTGACAATAGCCATATCGAATCGCTTCCGGCAACTCGTGAGTAAAAAGATTCGGTATCAGAAGAGGTGAGTATGGCTAACGCTTGGCTCAGATTATGGCATGACATGCCAAATGACCCTAAGTGGCGAACAATTGCCAGGGTGTCAGGGCAGCCAATTGCAACAGTGATGGCAGTGTATATCCACCTCCTGGTGAGCGCGTCACGAAATGTCACGCGAGGTCACATTGATGTCACGACAGAAGATTTGGCAAGTGCGCTCGACGTGACAGAAGAGGTAATTGATTCAATTTTGCAGACGATGCAGGGGCGGGTACTTGATGGTGATTTAATCACTGGATGGGAAAAACGCCAGGTGCTTAAAGAGGACAACGGCAATATTTCGCAAACCGCAAAATCTCCTGCAGAGCGCAAGAGGGCGCAGCGAGAGAGGGAAAGAAAGCGGGAACAAAATGGCGATTGTCACGGCGCGTCACGAAATGTCACGCACATGTCACGACGAGTAACGACAGATAAAGATACAGATAAAGATACAGATCAAGAAGATCAAAACACTATGGTCCATGGCGTAAAAAACGCCACGAACCAGGCAGGGGATGTTCAGACCGTCAATCTTGGTCAGCCAGCAGGCACGACACCGGAAGCCGATTCAGCGTATGCGCTGAAAGCCGATTCGGGCGCTGTGCAGCAGGTGATGACCGCAAGGCCGGAGCAATCACACCAACTGCAGCAGCCTGAAGCCGATTCCGCCATTCTGCGGGAAGCCGATCGGGTAGTCCCGGAAAACACCGGGCAGTCTGTGGGACGAGTGGATTATCCGGATGTGTTCGAACAGGTCTGGCGGGAGTACCCGTTGCGTGCCGGAGCAAACCCGAAGAAATCCGCTTTCAGTGCCTGGAAGGCCAGATTACGCGAGGGGGTGCCACCAGAGGCCATGCTGGATGGCGTGAGGCGTTACGCAAGATACTTGGCGGCTACCGGGAAAACGGGAACGGAATTTGTTCAGCGAGCGACGACGTTTTTAGGACCGGACCGGAATTTTGAGAACCCCTGGTTGCTCCCGGTAAGCGGTACGAACAACCAGCGTTGCGTGAATCACATTTCTGAACCAGATACCGAAATTCCACTGGGCTTCAGGGGGTAAGTGTTGATTTCTGGTCATGAGGTAATTTTCAGGAGGACTTGTGGCAAAAGTTTTTACACAAGAAGAGCGAGAAAAAATTAAAGGGCAGGTTGTTGAACTCGTACGCCAGAGTGGGCGTGAGACGTTACGGCAACTGGAAGTCAAGACAGGTGCGACAAGATATCTGATGAGCGTTCTCGCAAGAGAGCTGGTTGCCAGCGGCGATGTATACAACTCTGGTTACGGGTTGTTCCCGTCTGAACAGGCGCGTAAGGACTGGCAAAACGCCCGCAAAAAACTCTCAAGGGCAAATCTGAAGAAACCATCTGTGGTTGATCCTGACCTTATCTGGTCATTACCAGACGGAGAAATACGCCGCTACGACAGGCGTCAAAACATAATCTGTAGCGAGTGCCGGAAGAGCGAAGCTATGCAGCGTGTACTGGCTTTCTATCAGGGTAATTTTCAGAAGGTGCTGTTGTGAGCCAAATTAACAATCGGAACTTCGTGAAGAGAAAGCATAATCCAAATCTGAATAATTAAGTTCAGCACTGTAAATAAAATTTAATCCTTAACTGGAGGTATATCTATGTCAAATACACAGAAAATTATTAACACTGAAAAATATAACGAGTGGGTGAAAAATTCTCTGAGCAGATTTTTAAAATTACTGGCGACGAGAATGTGGCAAAAAATGAATTAGAACCGTGGACACCTGAAGGAAACGCACCAAATTATTGCTGGTGGGAGGTTGATCCGGTTGATGCTGCAAATGAAGCCATGAGTTACCACAACGATTAATGTCGGGAGGCCGCCCGAAAGGGCGGTAAGAAATGACTACATTATTCAGAAAAGAATATCCGCAAAAAAGTAGGGCGACAGAATTTTTGTTTCTCATTCTGTTTATCGTATTGATGATACCGATATCCCCTCTAATTTTTGTCTGGGCAATCGGGAAAATAATTGAGCCAGTTACTGAATTGTATACCGACGTTGTATGGGCGTCGTTCAACACACTGCACAATAAAATTAATCCGTATAAGGAAAACTGATATGGCAACTTTGACAAAAAAAGAACGGGCATGGTTGAACGAATTACAGGAAGTTCTTGATCGCTGTCCATCACCGAAAAAAATTGGCTTTTACACCATTGGCGATAAAAGCATTTACCTGTATGACCTACGCCGCATGGATGAAATCATGGAGGCTCTTGATAATCGTTCGTCGATGGATTGGTGTGTTGCTGTTCATGATATGAATGCAGGGTTTGATGAAAAGATTTTGTTCCCCTCATCAGTTGAAAGCACTGCGGGTTAAGGAGTAACACATGACCACTATTACCAAAGAACGTATTGAATTGTTCATTAAAAATCCGCTTGAAAACGGGCTTACCCGTGGTGAACAAATGGAACTGGCACGGATTGCGCTGGCATCGCTGGAAGCAGAGCCGGTGGCAAAGATTATAGCTCATTACCCATTAGGAGTTGACGTAGGCAAACAAAAGTTCGTACAGGCCATTGGAGAGCTTCCTGACTTTGGCGGATATCTATTTGCCGCCCCTCCAGCGCCGATAGTGCCGGAAGAAATGTATTGGCAGGATGCGCCAGTTGAAGGCAGCAGCAAAGCGGCTGCATACGCTACAGGCTGGAACGATTGCCGCGAAGCCATGCTTCAGTCCGGAAACTTTCGGGAAAATAAAGATTCGTCAACCAATAATTTTCGGAAAATCCCGGAAGCGTCAACCAGCTCTCCGGTAACTCCGGCTCTTCTGCCTGGTGGTTTCACCATTGAGGATGCGAAGGATTTACATGAAGACCTGGTGCGCAGCCACATAAGCCAGGCTTTAAGTAGCGAAAAGATGAAAAAGAAAGATCGCGATGCTGATTTGCGTTGGATCCATGGCGTTATAGTTCAGGCAGCGTGGTTTGTGAAAGCATCACTGGAAGCGTTGCCTGAACTGTCGCAGGAGGTGAATCAATGACCTGGCCTGAGGCATTCACAACGGTAGGAATTGCGATGGCGGTGACGCTGGTGGTGTATTCGATTTGCCGCTGGGGATAAAAACGGTTTGCGGGAAAAGGAGAGTTAAGTAGAATTGCTGCGGGTGCTTGAGGCTATCTGTCTCAGGCATGAACACCAAAAGGCAGATAGAGAAAAGCCCCAGTTAACATTACGCGTCCGGCAAGACGCTTAACATTAATCTGAGGCCATATCTATGCTCTACACACGTAGGTTAGCCTCTTACGTGCCGAAAGGCAAGGAGAAGCAGGCTATGAAGCAGCAAAAGGCGATGCTTATCGCCCTGATCGTCATCTGTTTAACCGTCATTGTGACGGCACTGGTAACGAGGAAAGACCTCTGCGAGGTACGACTCCGAACCGGCCAGACGGAGGTCGCTGTCTTCACAGCTTACGAACCTGAGGAGTAAGAGACCAGGCGAGGGAGAAATCCCTCGCCACCTCTGATGAGTCAGGCATCCTCAACGCACCCGCACTTAACCCGCTTCGGCGGGTTTTGTTTTTTCCTGGCATTCTGGTTTACAATTCGCACGTCAGCCTGAACACCTGACACCTGCTGCGCCAGCAGAGAAAACAGATGGCGCACAAAACCAAATTTCACAATTCTGATACCGACCTTGCCATCCGGCATGGGCGGCGTTCACACGCATTTAAAACCGACTGGTACCAACACCCACCATGTACTGAAGAACAGGCCGAATGGCTAATTCATAACTACCGCAGACGCGGATACGAGATTAAGAAAGCCCTCAGCCTCGATTATCGTCACTGGATAATCTATGTCAGGCTCCCTTATTCCGAACGCCCACCGCGCCCATCCCGCACATACCAGCAACGGATCTGGAGGTAACGTGCGGATATTACTTCGACCTGTTCTGGTACCGGAACTCGGGCTTGTGGTCCTTAGGCCGGGCTGTGAATCCATGCAAGTATTTCATAACCCTCGAGTGCTGGTGGAGCCTGAACCGAAAAGCATGCGCGGTCTGCCGTCCGGAGTCGTCCCTGCCGTTCGCCAGCCGCTGGCGGAGGATAAATCATTACTGCCATTTTTCAGCGATGAGCGTGTGATTCGTGCTGCTGGCGGCGCTGGCGCACTGTCTGACTGGCTCCTGCGTCATGTTAAATCCTGCCAGTGGCCTCATGGAGACTATCACCACAGTGAAACCGTCATACATCGTTACGGTACCGGCGCAATGGTGTTGTGCTGGCACTGCGACAACCAGCTGCGCGACCAGACATCCGAATCACTCGGGCAGCTTGCTCAACAAAATCTGACAGCCTGGATGATTGACGTCATACGTCACGCAATAAGTGGTGCACAGGAACGGGAATTATCGCTGGCTGAATTATCCTGGTGGGCGCTCTGCAATCAGGTAGCGGACGCACTACCGGAGGCAGTATTACATCGTTCTCTGGGGTTACGCGCGGAAAAAATCCACTCAGTATACCGCGAGAGTGACATCATACCGGGAGAACAGACAGCCATCAGCATACTGAAGCAGCGCACAAAAAATTTTGCGCCGTTGCCTCACGCCCACCAGCAACAGAACCCACCACAGGAAAAGACGGTGGTCAGCATTGCCGTTGATCCGGAGTCACCGGAATCATTCATGAAGCGGCCTAAACGTCGCCGCTGGGTGAATGAGAAATACACGCGCTGGGTAAAGACACAGCCGTGTACATGTTGTGGTAAGCCAGCAGACGATCCCCATCACCTGATTGGTCACGGTCAGGGCGGAATGGGGACAAAATCTCACGATATTTTCACGCTACCGCTGTGTCGGGAGCATCACAACGAGCTTCATGCGGATCCGCTGGCGTTCGAAGAAAAGCATGGTTCTCAGGTTGATTTAATTTTTCGTTTTCTTGATCACGCCTTTGCAACTGGCGTGCTTGGGTAAAAGAGGTGACTGATGCTCATAGATTTGGTTTTACCTTACCCGCCGACGGTGAACACTTACTGGCGACGCCGTGGCAGCACATATTTTATCTCGGAGGAGGGAAAGCGTTATCGCCGGGCTGTGGCGCTTATTGTTCGCCAGCAGCGGCTGAAATTAAGCCTGTCCGGAACGCTGGCGATAAAGGTGATTGCAGAGCCACCGGATAAGCGTCGTCGCGACCTGGACAACATTCTGAAAGCACCGCTGGATGCGCTGACGCATGCGGGAGTGCTCATTGATGACGAGCAGTTTGATGAAATCAATATTGTACGTGGTCAGCCAGTATCTGGTGGACGGCTGGGTGTGAAGATTTACAAAATTGAGAGTGAGTGAGCGTAAATATGATATATCCGGAAATTACAGGCAAAAGCGGCGAACATTTACGCCTGAACACGCTGGAAGCAGTCTGGATCCAGGGGAAATTACGGATGTGGGGGCGGTGGTCGTATATCGGTGGGGGTAAATCCGGAAATATGTTTAACCGGTTACTGGTTTCGAAAAAGCTGACGAAAACAGCAGTTAATGAGGTTTTACGCAGAATGAAGAAATCCGGGCTGGAAAAACCGGAACTTGAGGCATTTTTTCGGGATATGACAAGAGGAAAGCAGAAGAGCTGGTTGTCACATTGTACAGACACAGAGGCGTTGATTATTGATCGCGTTATCAGTGAGGTGCTTGGGGAATATCCCGGGCTAATCAATGTTCTCCGGCAAAGGTACGAAGGACGGGGAATGAGCAAACTGAACATGGCCGAAAGGTTAAATGCAGATCATCCTGATTGGTCGTTGGTTACGTGCAGACGCCGAATTGATCAATGGTTGGGGGTATCTGAATTTATGTTATATGCCCCCATGCGCATGGCTTTTGTTACAGAGAAAAATGTTGCAAACTGATCAATAAACTGCTTCAATCCGTATAAGCTTCGCAAAGCTGTATCGCGAGGCGAAACGCAAGTTTTTTTCGCACAAGGAAGCCACCGGAAGGTGGTTTTTTTGTGTCCGCGATATACAGTAGCGCAATAAATTCGCTGGTGGTTATTAATACCGTTCTTTCAGCTTGCTGGCTTTTTCGACAAGAGTTATTGGTGTGTCACGTTAACCGGAAAAGGGAAAAAGACATGCTAAAACAGCAGGATATGACAGAAACCGCCAGAGTGGTGTTTAATGAATTAAGCGTTACCGAACCGGCGACAGTCGGGGAGATAGCGCAGAATACTTACCTTTCACGCGAACGCTGCCAGTTAATACTGACCCAGCTGGTTATGGCGGGTCTGGCAGACTATCAGTTCGGTTGTTACAGACGCCTTCCGCAGTGAAGGCTTTTTTATTTGTGGTAAATGGGCGGCTGGTGGGTGTTAGGGGCACCCACCAGCCATCTGCTCATGCGTTGGGTTCACAAGCAAACCTCAGGCCCACTGCTTTGCGCAAAAGCAGAATGAGCCTATCAGAGACAGGCTTAATGATCCATGCTTAATACTGTAAAAATATCCAGTTGTGAGTTAATCAACGCCGACTGCCTGGAATTTATCCGGTCGTTACCCGAAAATTCTGTTGACCTGATAGTCACGGACCCGCCGTACTTTAAAGTGAAGCCTGAGGGCTGGGATAACCAGTGGAAGGGCGACGATGATTACCTGAAGTGGCTGGACCAGTGTCTGGCGCAGTTCTGGCGGGTGCTGAAACCTGCCGGAAGTCTTTACCTGTTCTGTGGTCATCGCCTGGCATCTGATATCGAAATCATGATGCGTGAACGCTTCAGTGTGCTGAACCATATTATCTGGGCGAAGCCGTCCGGACGCTGGAACGGATGCAACAAGGAAAGCCTGCGGGCGTATTTCCCCGCCACAGAGCGCATTCTGTTCGCGGAACATTATCAGGGGCCGTATCGCCCGAAAGATGCCGGGTATGAGGCGAAGGGCAGGGAACTGAAACAGCATGTGATGGCCCAGCTGATTTCTTACTTTCGTGATGCACGCGCGGCCCTGGGGATAACGGCAAAACAGATTGCAGATGCCACAGGAAAGAAAAACATGGTGTCGCACTGGTTCAGTGCCAGTCAGTGGCAGCTACCGAACGAAAGCGATTATCTGAAATTACAGTCGCTGTTTGCCCGGGTGGCAGAAGAGAAACATCAGCGGGGAGAACTGGAAAAGTCCCATTACCAACTGGTCAGCACATACAGTGAGCTGAACCGGCAGTATATGGAACTGCTGAGTGAATATAAAAATTTGCGGAGGTATTTCGGTGTGACGGTGCAGGTGCCGTACACCGATGTGTGGACGTATAAACCGGTGCAGTACTATCCAGGGAAACATCCGTGCGAAAAACCGGCAGAAATGCTGCAGCAGATAATCAGCGCAAGTAGTCGTCCTGGTGATCTGGTTGCGGATTTTTTCATGGGGTCGGGTTCAACGGTAAAAGCGGCGATGGCACTGGGGCGTCGTGCGATTGGTGTTGAGCTGGAGACCGGACGTTTTGAGCAGACAGTCAGGGAAGTTCAGGATTTAATCGTTTGAAACGGATGAGATTGCAGAATTAATTACGCACCATTATTATTCTGCTCCCGGCCCTTTAGCTCAGTGGTGAGAGCGAGCGACTCATAATCGCCAGGTCGCTGGTTCAAATCCAGCAAGGGCCACCATCACATACCGCCATTAGCTCATCAGGAAAGAGCGCCAGCTTTCGAAGCTGGTTGCGCGGAGTTCGGGTCCCCGAAGGCGGTCCATTATCTGTATCCTGCGTTGTTAGCTCAGCCGGACAGAGCAATTGCCTTCTAAGCAATCGGTCACTGGTTCGAATCCAGTACAACGCGCCACACTTATTTTCCCTGGCTCGCTTTTGCGGGCTTTTTTTTTAAATGTCTCACAATTCAGGCGGTTGACTGTTGTCTGGTTTGCGGGGAGTTTGTTAAAAGAAACTGGCATGGTGAATCCCCCTGTGCGGAGGGGCAATCAGCGAGTAGGTATATGGGATAATCGCGGATTCAGGTGCTGGTACTGAATTCACCGGGAGGCACCCGGCACCATGCAATGGCACATAGCGCCACTCTCCAGCCCCTCTCCGGAGGGGCTGTTTATATTGATTTTGTCAGATGTGAGTAAACTCCTTATGGACTTTGCTGTTTTAGTCCATAAGGACATATTTGCAGAGTGCAACGGTTATTAAAGCATTCATTCAATACGTTATCTGTATTTGTAGGGCATTCCTGGCTGTTTTTGATTAAATTCCAGAATGTTTTATTGAATGGTACTACGTTGTAAATGGTTACAGGTAGCACTTTGTTATTGAGCATGATACCTGTGTGAGTCAGTGTAAATATACTTTCAGGAGGTAAGAAAGCATCCGATTGATACCAGATTATTAATTTTATTTTACTCCATATGACTGAAAAAGATATTCCGCATGATGGCTGGATAACTGTATCAATCACAATCCACTTCATTTAGTTTCCTTGTTTATGCCTTGCTGGTGTTGTTCTGAAAAGTATAAATGATAATTTTGAATGTAAACCATAGGGCAGAATTATTTTTCTGATGTTGTTTATTATTTATTTAAATGCAGGGTGGTTTATACCTCGTCTTGTAGTTTATCCATGCATATCTGCTTTATGATGAGGTTTTTATTTAAGGTGTGGTTTTGTGTATTACATGTCAGGTATCTTAAAGAATTATTTTTTAGATGGTGGAAAGAACCATGGCATTTAAACACTATGATGTTGTCAAGGCGGCGTCGCCGTCAGAGCTTGCGGAAAAGCTGACACACAAACTGAAAGAGGGCTGGCAGCCGTTTGGTAGTCCGGTGGCCATAACCCCTTATACCCTGATGCAGGCGATTGCCGCGGAGGGGGATGTGACCACGCCAGTGGTTGTGCCCGGCACGGGGGATGGTGGCCAACGGACGGGAAATCAGTGACAACGCTGCTTTATTACCGTGCAACAGAGTCAGGTGGTTTACTGAATCCGCAGGGATGGGGAGCTGAAGGAGGGCGTGCATTGGTAGTTGATGATGCAGGTGCTGCAGGAGGTAAGGCGCTGAGGTGGACCAAACAGACAGGAAGTTCCTCGTGGTTTATGCAGCATGATGCCGGTAATGGCGCAGACCTGCTGGAGAAGGGCGGGCTTATCAGTTGTCGTTTTAAAGTTGATGGCATACTGACAGCTAATCAGTACGCACTGGCGCTGTACTGGCCGGTTTCTTCACTGCCTCAGGGCGTCACACTGGAAGGTAATGCCGGTCATAACCTGCTGGCGTCGTTTTACGTACAGAGCGATGCCACAGACCTTAATGTGATGTACTACAAGGGAAATGCTGGTCAGAACACGAAGCTGGGGTCATTCGGCGCATTTGATAACGAATGGCATACGCTGGGCTTCCGTTTTGCCGGTAACAACAGTATTGAGGTGACGCCGGTCATTGATGGTAAGGACGGGACGCCGTTCATGCTGTCACAGTCACCGGTCGGCACGTTTACGGCAGACAAATTGCGCGTGACCGATATCACTAGCGGTGCGACATATCCGGTGCTGATTGAAAGTATAACAGTGGAAGTGAATAACCCGTAAGCAGGAAAAAAAGGCCGCCGGGGCAGGGAAAACAAGGAGCCAGAACCGGCGGCAAATGTCGTTATATCCAAAGCAAAACATGCAGGACACTTTTTTAACCAACAGGTATTAACGATGTCAACACCATATCAATAACCGGGAGGGATAATGAGATTTGTACAGCTTATTTTATTGTATTTCTGCACGGTGGTGTGCACGTTATATCTGGTAAGTGGCGGGTATAAGGTTATCCGGAACTATATACGCAAAAAGATTGATGCCGCGGCGGCGGAAAAAATCAGCGCCAGCCAGTCAGCCGGAACAAAACCCGAAGAGCCTCTCATTTCGTAGCAACTTTCTTAACAACACCTTTCAACGAGAAAATCCCATGTCAGAAATAAAATCTCTGGTCACTGCTGAAGCAGTGAAGGACGTCCTGCGCTCTGAAGAAGTCAGAAGCGCACTGAAACAGCAACTCCGCCAGAATCTTGAGGCGCGTCTTGATGCTGAAGTGGATGCCATTCTGGATGAGCTGCTGGGGGGATCCGTTCCTGATGTCGTACTTCACTCAGACCACTGACGGCAGAGTGAATCTGATGCATCACAGGAAAGCCGGAAACACGAAGCTGGGGGAGTTCGGCGATTACGGTAACGACTGGCAGACGCTGGAGCTGGTGTTCACCGCCGGCAGTGCCACGGTTACTCCGAAACTGAATGGAGTGGCTGGCCCGGCATTCCAGGTTATAAAAGACAGTCTGACACTGGGACTGAATGCGCTGACGCTGACGGATGTTACAAAAAATGCAGCGTATGGCGTTGAGATAGAAAGTCTGATGCTGGAGATAAATGCACCGGCAGCATAATAAAAAAAGCCAGCGCCCACTCTGAAGGACGCTGGCTAAAACGGGTAGATGTACTTCACATGATACTTATATTTGGCAGTACATTTTCTGACAGACAGTGACGGATGTTGTCAAGATATTGTGTCATTTATAACCTGAATCAGGGGTTGGTCGGAATGTTATCTGGCATTTTTAGCAGAGCCTGAATGCCATAATCACGGCTCCCGGAGTTGGCCGTCAGTGGGTGACACTGGCGGCTTTTTGTTTTCCTTTACTTTCATTTTCTGTCGGCGGTGACGGAGACATACATCAGATGGAAAAAATCACAACGGGTGTGTCATACACCACGTCAGCGGTGGGGACGGGATACTGGTTACTGCAGCTGCTGGACAAAGTCTCTCCGTCCCAGTGGGTGGCAATAGGTGTACTGGGGAGTCTGCTGTTTGGCCTGCTGACGTATCTGACTAACCTGTATTTCAAAATCAGGGAGGACCGCCGTAAGACGGCGCGGGGAGACTAAAGCGATGAAGAAAAAATACGAACTGGTTGTTAAAGAGATAAATAATTACCCGGATAAGATTGCTGTTACTGTGGCACTTGAAATTGGCGGGCATCCGTCGTTGTTGTTGCCACATGTGGCGATTAGTCTTGACCGTACTGAAGGTGCCACGCTGGAGTTCTACGAAGCTGAGGCGAAAAAACAGGCGAAGCAGTTTTTCATGGATATTGTTGCCGGGTTATGCGAAGGGGATGAACCGTCACCGGAAAAGCGCCCCGTAATTTTAGATGCGCAGGATGTATTGATAACCTACAAAGGAAAGCTACCGGGAAGAATTACTTGTTCTCTGAAGATGCCGCCGTCAACACTGCGGTCAGAAAAAGATGATGTTGAATCGCGTATTGAAAAACTGGAGTGCTATATCGCTGAATTGAAAAAAAGCACCCCAACAAAAAATGAGGTGCTTGCAGCAGACGAAATGAAAGAAGCTATTCCTGATCGCGCGGCGAATCTAAGCTGCGCTTCATGGTTGAAAGAGCATCTTCAGCAGCCTGAAAAAAAACGCCGCGATGAGCAGTTTGCTGCGTTTCACGATTATTGCCGGAAAGTGATGAGCAGAAATCTCGCAGAGTGTTTCAGTATTCATAATGATAATTTCAGTGACCTGGAATGGGAGTGTAACCGGCCATCCTTTGTTGTATCCGGTGATGCTGGGAAAATAACCATCTCAGAAAATGGAAAAGTAACACCGCCATCGCACCAGCATAGTGAGGAGCTCATTGAATTTGCCATTGATTACCTGAAGAACAATAAAAAGCAGGGGCTGATGAAGTGCATTGGTCGTTGCATGGGATATCTGCAGATAGCTGCTGAGATTGAAGCGCTGGCCAGTGGTGCGGACAAGGATGCAGTTGTGCGGGAGGCTCTTCTTCGTGATTTTGATAATCCGCCCTTTAAAAAAGTGCCGGCTTACTGGTTTCATCCAGGACTGACTTATCTTAAAGGACGTATATAAGCTGGCTCGTTATCTGTTGCCGATAAATCCTGATAAATATCCATGAACACCAAAATCAAATACGGCCTGTCGGCTGCCGTTCTGGCGCTGATTGCCGCTGGTGCGCCTGCGCCTGATATTCTCGACCAGTTTCTGGATGAAAAGGAAGGTAACCACACCACGGCATACCGTGATGGTGCGGGGATCTGGACCATCTGCCGTGGTGCCATCATGGTGGATGGTAAACCTGTTGTTCCAGGCATGAAGTTGTCGAAGGCAAAATGCGCTCAGGTTAACGCCATTGAGCGTAATAAGGCGCTGGCATGGGTGGAGAAAAACATCAAAGTGCCATTGACCGAACCACAGAAAGCGGGGATTGCGTCATTCTGTCCGTACAACATTGGCCCCGGTAAGTGTTTCCCGTCGACGTTTTATAAACGAATTAATGCAGGCGATCGCAGGGGGGCGTGTGAGGCGATTCGCTGGTGGATTAAGGACGGTGGCAGAGACTGCCGTATTCGCTCAAACAACTGTTACGGTCAGGTATCCCGTCGCGACCAGGAGAGTGCGCTGGCGTGCTGGGGAATTGACAGATAAGCAGAATATTTTGCTGAAAAATGCGGTTTGCTCACACGGACGGATAACACGAAATCCTGCGAACTGACAAAAACTAAGTGAATAAAAGTAAAAACCCCGTTTGTTGGCTGCAAGCGGGGTTTTGTGTTTCCTGACTCTGGAAAAGTCAAAGGAGAAAGTGTGTTTGATTTTAGCAAACTGATTCGGGAGATTCGAGTGATGGCTGAAAAATTATCCACCTGGAAGTTCATTCTTATCTGGCTGGTGTTTGTGATTATGGCCTCCGGTTATTTCATCGGTCAGATACGCTGGTGGTGAAATGAACCGCGTACTGTGCGTGGTCATCATTGCCCTGCTGGTGGCCTGTGGTGCGCTTAGTCTGGGGCTGAATCATTACCGTGATAACGCCATAACCTACAAAGAGCAGCGCGATAAAAAAGTCAGTGAGCTGGAGCAGGCAAATGCAACCATTACTGATATGCAGCAGCGCCAGCGTGATGTTGCTGCACTTGATGCCAGATACTCGAGGGAATTAGCCGATGCGAGAGCTGAAAATGAAACTCTTCGCGCTGACGTTGCCGCTGGTCGTAAGCGCCTGCGGATCAACGCCACCTGTCCAGGCTCCGTGCGTGAAGCCCCCACCACCTCCGGCGTGGATAATGCAACCGGCCCCCAACTGGCAGACACCGTTACACGGGATTATTTCACCCTCAGAGAGCGGCTGATGACGATGCACAAGCAACTGGAAGGGGCACAGGACTATATCCGCACTCAGTGCCTGAAATAAGTTTTGTTGATGCGCCGTATCGTCGCTGTATTCCCTCATTAACAGAGACCGCAGCCCGACAGGGAGACTCCTCTGCGCGAGTGTGCGGGGATAATCAAAAACGATACACACCGGGGTTTACCGCGTTAACGGAGCGCGGCGTTGTCCCCTCATAGTCGCCTGTCCGGTGCGATGGTGGAAGAAGCCGGATGTTTATCACTATTAATTGATGACACAGAAATGGATTCATTGAATTTCAGCACGTTTTTGTATTCGTGTTATTGAACATTCTGTTTAATTTTACTTTTAACATATTGATAATAAAAAGAGCTGTAAATCTTTAGATGAGTACGATTTTGTCCGGGGAAGTTCAAATGGATTTTATGCTGACGGTTTCTGGTGTGTTTATCCTGTCCATTGCTTATACTGCAGATAAATATGGCTGCCATTTAGTTATCACGTATTGGCGCTTATTGTTCGTTGATGCTGATTTTCTCGTCGCTTTTTTCTTGAGTAAGTTATATTAATTATAACAAATAATTTTCTGTGTTATTTTTTCAGGCTATCCCGTCAGAGGGGAAGCCTGTACTGCCGGGGAGCGAATGGAAAACTGATGTGTCCGGTAACTGCGTGTTCTGTGAACACCATGTTACTTAATTATGTAATTCATACCCGAACTCTCTGTTGACAGCCTTCTTCTGCAGGCTTCAATAACCCACGCTGAAAAGTTTCCTGAACCTTTCAGATCAAGAGCGATGTTAATTTGTTCAATCATCTGGTTTGGAAATCGGATGTTGCGGGTTGTTGTTCTGCGGGTTCTGTTCTTTGATGACATAATGTTTCCCCATATTCAGTGTTGCTGATTTGTATTATCTGAAGTTGCTTTTACGTTAATTTGACGCAGATCAATTAATACGATACCTGCGTCATAATTGATTATTTGACGTGGTTTGATGGCGTAGATGCACGTTGTGATATGTAGATGATAATTATTATCATTTTGCGGGTCCTTTCCGGCGATCCGACAGGTTACGGGGCGGCGACCTCGCGGGTTTTCGCTATTTATGAAAATTTTCCGGGATCCATGTCCGGTTTCTCTGCAAGTTAACTATATGAAAAATATAAAAACAGGCTGTCCGTGAACCGGACATGTGCAAAAAACGGACATGTAAACCGGACATGACCGGTTTTGTGCTGATTGTGAGGTAAGAGTTTTTGCGAGGTGAGGAGTGGCTACGCAGACTGAAGTTGCCAGGCATTTGAGTCTGACCGATCGCCAGCTTCGCAGATTGCAGAAATTACCGGGTGCCCCGGTCTCGAATAAGCGAGGGCAACTGGATCTGGATGCCTGGCGCGATTTTTACATATCGTATCTGAGAAGAAGTAAAAACGATGTGCCTGATGGCGATAGCGAAGAAGACTATGAAGAGAAATTGCTTATTGCCAGATGGGAACTGACAGCAGAACAGGCTGTTACACAGCAGTTAAAAAATGAGGTGTCAAAAGGAAAACTGATTGACACCGGGTTCTGTATTTTTGCCCTCAGTAAGCTGGCAATGGCGTTATCCAGTACGCTTGATTCCATCCCTTTATCCATGCAGCGACAGTTTCCTGATTTAACACCGCGCCATCTTGACCATCTGAAAACCCTTATTGCTAAGGGGGCAAATCAGTGTGCGCGGGCAGGGGATAAATTACCGGATTTACTTGATGAATATATCAGAGCAACAACTGAATAATATGATGAGCGCTGTCACAACTGCATTACAGCCCCTGATAAGGGCATTGCCGGTGACGCCAGTTGAATGGGCTGATCAAAATTATTATCTGCCTAAAGAATCTTCATATGGTGAGGGCGAATGGAAAACGCTGCCATTCCAGATCGCCATCATGAACAGCATGGGGAATGATCAGATCCGCACTGTTAATCTGATTAAATCTGCCCGTGTTGGCTATACAAAGATGTTGCTGGGGGTGGTCGGGTATTTTATTGAGCATAAATCCCGAAACAGTCTGCTTTTTCAGCCCACGGATTCTGCCGCTGAAGATTTTATGAAGTCTCACGTGGAGGCGACGATTCGGAACGTGCCATGCCTGAAAGACCTTTCCCCATGGCTGGGTCGTAAACATCGTGACAATACTCTCACGCTGAAACGCTTTTCATCGGGCGTCGGTTTCTGGTGCCTGGGCGGCGCTGCCGCCAAAAACTACCGTGAAAAATCCGTGGACGTGGTCTGTTATGACGAGCTTTCCTCGTTCGAACCGGATGTTGAAAAAGAGGGTTCGCCAACCCTGCTGGGGGATAAACGTATTGAGGGCTCTGTATGGCCAAAATCCATTCGCGGCTCGACGCCTAAAATCAAAGGCTCCTGCCAGATCGAAAAAGCCGCTAACGAGTCGGCACACTTCATGCGTTTTTATGTGCCCTGTCCGCACTGTGGGGAGGAGCAGTATCTGAAATTTGGCGATGATGCCTCGCCTTTCGGTCTTAAGTGGGAGAAGAATAAGCCAGAAAGTGTTTTCTACCTTTGTGAGCATCATGGCTGTGTGATCCATCAGTCTGAGCTTGACCAGAGTAACGGGCGGTGGATCTGTGAAAACACGGGCATGTGGACCCGTGACGGCCTGATGTTTTTCAGCGCCCGGGGTGATGAAATTCCGCCGCCGCGCTCCATCACTTTCCATATCTGGACGGCGTACAGTCCGTTCACCACCTGGGTACAGATTGTCTATGACTGGCTGGATGCACTGAAAGATCCCAACGGCCCGAAAACCTTTGTGAACACCACGCTGGGCGAGACCTGGGAAGAGGCTGTGGGCGAAAAACTCGATCACCAGGTGCTGATGGATAAGGTTGTGCGTTACACGGCGGCGGTGCCTGCCCGGGTGGTTTATCTGACGGCGGGCATTGACTCGCAGCGAAACCGTTTTGAGATGTATGTCTGGGGATGGGCTCCGGGAGAGGAAGCCTTTCTGGTGGATAAAATCATCATTATGGGGCGTCCCGATGAGGAAGAGACGCTGTTACGTGTGGATGCGGCGATCAACAAAAAATACCGCCATGCAGACGGAACCGAAATGACTATTTCCCGTGTCTGCTGGGACATCGGGGGGATCGATGGTGAAATCGTTTATCAGAGGTCAAAAAAACACGGTGTTTTCCCGGGGTGCTGCCGGTAAAAAGGCGCATCTGTCTATGGCAAGCCGGTGATCACCATGCCAAAAACCCGCAATCAGCGGGGCGTGTATCTGTGTGAAGTGGGGACGGACACCGCAAAAGAAATTCTCTATGCCCGTATGAAAGCCGATCCCACGCCTGTGGATGAAGCCACGTCGTATGCCATCCGTTTTCCTGATGATCCGGAGATTTTTTCGCAGACAGAGGCGCAGCAACTGGTCGCGGAAGAGCTTGTGGAGAAGTGGGAAAAAGGAAAGATGCGTCTGCTGTGGGATAACAAAAAGCGGCGTAACGAAGCGCTGGACTGCCTGGTGTATGCCTACGCGGCATTACGTGTGTCCGTGCAACGACTGGCAGCTTGATCTGGCTGTACTGGCAAAATCCCGGGAAGAAGAGACGACCCGGCCAACCCTTAAAGAACTGGCAGCGAAGCTGTCCGGAGGAGTGAATGGTTACAGTCGCTGAACTGCAGGCGCTGCGTCAGGCGCGCCTTGATTTATTAACCGGTAAACGGGTGGTGTCTGTCCAGAAAGATGGTCGCAGAATTGAATATACGGCGGCTTCTCTGGATGAGCTTAACCGGGCGATCAATGATGCGGAGTCGGTACTGGGGACAACCCGGTGTCGCCGTCGTCCGCTGGGAGTGAGATTATGAAACGAACGCCTGTCCTGATTGATGTGAACGGCGTTCCGCTTCGTGAGAGTCTCAGCTACAACGGGGGCGGTGCAGGATTTGGCGGGCAAATGGCTGAGTGGTTGCCACCGGCGCAGAGTGCCGATGCGGCCCTGCTGCCCGCGTTGCGTCTGGGGAATGCCCGGGCAGATGATCTGGTGCGCAATAACGGAATAGCGGCTAATGCGGTGGCTCTGCATAAGGATCACATTGTCGGGCATATGTTTCTGATCAGCTACCGTCCGAACTGGCGCTGGCTGGGGATGCGGGAGACCGCAGCAAAAAGCTTTGTCGATGAGGTGGAGGCGGCCTGGTCGGAATACGCCGAAGGGATGTCTGGCGAGATCGACGTGGAAGGAAAACGCACGTTCACGGAATTTATCCGTGAAGGTGTGGGCGTTCATGCGTTTAACGGCGAAATCTTTGTGCAGCCGGTCTGGGATACGGAAACCACGCAGTTATTCCGTACGCGTTTTAAAGCCGTGAGTCCGAAACGGGTGGACACGCCTGGACACGGTATGGGGAACCGTTTTCTGCGGGCCGGTGTGGAGGTCGATCGATATGGCCGTGCCGTCGCGTACCATATCTGTGAGGATGATTTTCCGTTCTCTGGTAGTGGACGATGGGAACGGATCCCGCGTGAACTTCCCACCGGGCGTCCGGCCATGCTGCATATTTTCGAGCCGGTGGAGGACGGGCAGACCCGTGGGGCTAATCAGTTTTACAGCGTCATGGAACGGCTGAAGATGCTCGATTCCCTGCAGGCAACACAGCTTCAGTCGGCCATAGTGAAGGCGATGTATGCAGCGACGATTGAAAGTGAACTTGATACCGAAAAGGCCTTTGAATATATCGCCGGCGCGCCACAGGAGCAGAAGGATAATCCGCTTATTAATATTCTGGAGAAGTTTTCCAGCTGGTATGACACGAATAACGTGACACTGGGCGGTGTCAAAATTCCGCACCTTTTCCCTGGTGATGATCTGAAACTACAGACTGCGCAGGATTCAGACAATGGATTTTCTGCGCTTGAACAGGCGCTGCTGCGGTATATCGCCGCCGGTCTTGGCGTTTCCTACGAACAGTTGTCCCGTGATTACTCGAAGGTCAGTTACTCAAGTGCCCGCGCCTCCGCCAATGAGTCGTGGCGCTATTTTATGGGGCGGCGAAAATTTATTGCGGCCCGGCTGGCCACGCAGATGTTTTCCTGCTGGCTGGAAGAGGCACTTCTTCGGGGGATTATTCGTCCGCCACGGGCACGTTTTGATTTTTATCAGGCGCGATCAGCCTGGTCACGGGCAGAGTGGATTGGTGCCGGAAGAATGGCCATTGACGGGCTCAAGGAAGTCCAGGAATCAGTGATGCGCATTGAGGCCGGACTGAGCACGTATGAGAAAGAGCTGGCGCTGATGGGCGAGGATTATCAGGACATTTTCCGCCAGCAGGTCAGGGAATCTGCAGAGCGGGAAAAAGCCGGACTCTCACGTCCGGTGTGGATAGCGCAGGCGTATCAGCAGCAGATAGCGGAGAGTCGCAGGCCGGAAGAGGAGACAACACCCCGTGAGACGTAATCTTTCACACATTATTGCCGCAGCATTCAATGAACCGCTGCTTCTGGAGCCCGCCTATGCGCGGGTTTTCTTTTGCGCGCTCGGGCGCGAGATGGGGGCAGCAAGTCTTTCGGTACCACAGCAGCAGGTACAGCTTGATGCTCCCGGAATGCTGGCTGAAACGGACGAGTACATGGCCGGAGGTAAACGACCGGCCCGTGTTTACCGGGTGGTGAACGGTATTGCTGTACTGCCGGTGACCGGCACGCTGGTGCACCGGCTGGGGGGTATGCGGCCATTTTCCGGAATGACTGGCTATGACGGCATTGTCGCCTGTCTTCAGCAGGCAATGGCGGATAGCCAGGTGCGGGGCGTACTGCTGGACATTGACAGTCCGGGCGGGCAGGCCGCCGGCGCGTTTGACTGCGCTGACATGATTTACCGCCTCCGTCAGCAGAAGCCGGTCTGGGCACTGTGCAATGACACGGCCTGTTCTGCAGCCATGCTGCTGGCGTCGGCCTGCTCCCGACGGCTGGTTACCCAGACATCCCGTATCGGCTCCATTGGCGTGATGATGAGCCATGTCAGCTATGCCGGTCATCTGGCGCAGGCCGGTGTGGATATCACGCTGATTTACTCAGGGGCGCACAAGGTGGATGGCAATCAGTTTGAAGCGTTGCCGGCAGAGGTTCGCCAGGACATGCAGCAGCGGATTGATGCGGCGCGCCGGATGTTTGCCGAAAAAGTGGCCATGTTTACCGGTCTGTCTGTTGATGCCGTCACGGGAACAGAGGCCGCCGTTTTTGAAGGTCAGTCCGGCATTGATGCCGGGCTGGCGGATGAATTAGTCAATGCGTCGGATGCCATCAGTGTGATGGCCACGGCGCTGAACAGTAATGTCAGAGGAGGCACTATGCCGCAATTAACTGCAACGGAAGCCGCCGCGCAGGAGAACCAGCGAGTGATGGGGATCCTGACATGCCAGGAAGCGAAAGGCGTGAACAGCTTGCCACGATGCTGGCAGGACAACAGGGCATGAGCGTTGAACAGGCCCGGGCGATTCTGGCCGCGGCGGCACCGCAGCAGCCGGTGGCATCCACGCAGAGTGAAGCCGATCGCATTATGGCGTGTGAAGAAGCGAACGGTCGTGAACAACTGGCGGCAACGCTGGCGGCGATGCCGGAGATGACGGTGGAAAAAGTCCGCCCGATCCTGGCTGCTTCACCGCAGGCGGATGCCGGACCCTCACTCCGTGATCAGATCATGGCACCGGATGAGGCAAAAGGGGCTGAGGCGCAGGCTGAACAGCTGGCTGCCTGCCCGGGAATGACTGTGGAGAGCGCCCGGGCTGTGCTGGCTGTGGGATCAGGTAAGGCAGAACCGGTCTCTGCATCCACAACCGCCCTGTTTGAACGCATCATGGCGAACCATTCACCGGCAGCGGTACAGGGTGGCGTGCCACAGACGTCAGCAGACGGTGATGCGGACGTGAAAATGCTCATGGCTATGCCATGAAGTCAGTGCTGACCATCAACAGGAGGTTTTTACAATATGGTAACGAAAACCATCACTGAACAGCGTGCGGAAGTACGTATTTTTGCCGGTAATGATCCGGCTCATACCGCCACAGGCAGCAGCGGGATTTCCTCGGCAACACCGGCACTGACGCCCCTGATGCTGGATGAAGCTACCGGGAAACTGGTGGTCTGGGACGGACAGAAAGCCGGTAGTGCGGTTGGCATACTGGTACTGCCGCTTGAAGGCACAGAGACGGTACTGACGTATTACAAGTCGGGGACCTTTGCGACGGAGGCAATCCGCTGGCCTGACAGTGTGGATGAACACAAAAAGGCAAATGCCTTTGCCGGCAGTGCCCTGAGTCACGCGGCGCTGCCGTAACACGTTATCAGGCCACCGCGGTGGCCTGACTGATTTCTGAATGAAAGGAACTGATTTATGGGATTGTTTACGACCCGCCAGTTACTCGGTTATACCGAACAAAAAGTGAAATTTCGTGCGCTGTTTCTGGAGCTGTTTTTCCGCCGTACGGTGAATTTCCATACCGAAGAGGTGATGCTGGACAAAATTACCGGAAAAACGCCGGTGGCGGCCTATGTTTCCCCGGTTGTTGGAGGAAAAGTGCTGCGTCATCGTGGTGGTGAAACCCGCGTGTTACGTCCGGGCTACGTCAAGCCGAAACACGAATTTAATTACCAGCAGGCGGTTGAGCGTCTTCCCGGTGAAGATCCATCTCAACTGAATGATCCGGCTTACCGCCGTCTGCGTATCATTACCGATAACCTCAAACAGGAAGAGCACGCGATTGTCCAGGTGGAAGAAATGCAGGCGGTAAATGCTGTGTTGTATGGCAAATACACGATGGAAGGAGACCAGTTCGAGAAAATTGAGGTCGATTTTGGCAGGTCGACGAAGAATAACATCACTCAGGGTAGTGGTAAGGAGTGGTCAAAACAGGATCGTGACACGTTCGATCCTACACATGATATTGACCTCTACTGCGACCAGGCCAGCGGTCTTGTGAATATTGCCATTATGGACGGTACCGTCTGGCGTCTTCTGAATGGTTTTAAGCTG